GCCGCCGGCTTTACTCAGGTTCTGGTGCAGCTGCATAAACGCGTCTTTTTGAGCTGGGACAATCATGCCAGCAGACAGCATTGTCTGATAGGCGGTCTCAGCTTTGGCTTGGTTTCGCTCGGCGCGTAGCCGTGATAGCTCCTCGCGCTCGCTCCGGCTCAGGTTCTCTTTGTCGTCGCCCTCACCATCGCCCTCATCAGCTTTTTCGTCGCCGTCTTTGTCCTCATCGGCTTCGCCCTCACGAGACAGGTTCTCTTTGTCGTCGCCGTCGCCCTCGCCCTCTTTTTCGTTCGGGTCTTTTGCGTCGGCAATTTGCTTTTTCACAGCCTCTTCCTGGTCGGCTGGGACTTCTACGGTTTCGCCAGCTTTAACGGTTTTGCTGACATCTTCGCCGTCGTCATCTTTGACGGTGATGACCACATCAAAGTCGCGGTCATTGGTTACTTCGACAACCTCTGGCTCTTCGCCCTCGGTGTCTTTGCTGAAATGTTTGCGCATTTTTACAAGCTCCTCTACTTTATTTTTACTAAACATCACGACCGCATTCGTCCGGCGATTGAAGTTGTTGAGGTAGGCCTCGGCTTCCTCAAGCGTTGCCTCTGCCTCGTCCCGCTTCAACTGCTCGGGTGCTTCTTCAAATGCGTTCATGCCAGTGATAAATGGGTCATTGACCAGAGCGACATGCTCCAGCACGATTCCGCGGTCGTCGCCGGTTCGGGTGTCGATGTAGTGCCAGTTGAAGCACATCGATACGTCAAACACCAAGTCCTGCTCCAGCCGGTACAAAGCCTCGTAGTCGCGGATTTCCAGTGTGGCGTACACGCCGTCGCCTGGGACAATCTCCAGGGCCACCACCTCGCCGGCGTTATCTTTCGTGCCGCTCCAGTGATCAAACGGAATACTCACCCGTGGCAGCGTCGGAATCTTGCCGCTTTGCTTGGCCTCAAAGTTGGCCAGCATTTCCTCAGCCCACGCCTCGTCCAGCAGTTCGCACTCTTCGCCGTCAAGCGGAGAATACAGCTGGCCGAACGCCGCTATTTGTTTGCGGAAGCGGCGGCCTTTCCAGTCGCCCTCTTCGCCCTTGTCCTTGGCGGATAGTGTGCTGCTGGAGAGCATCACTACCGTTCGTGTGTTGTTGCGTTGATTAATCTTTGTCATGACATTTTTTCCTCTGTTTTAACAATAGCATATTTTAATCACTTTTAGGTAGATGGCTGCAGCAGTTGGCTTCCTGCCAATCCGCCGGCAATGGTCGGCATGCCGGTTATCTCTGGCTTCTCTTCCTCCTCGGCAAGCACCGCAATCCAGATACAGCGGCATCTGAAGTGGATCGGCGTTTTCCACGGAGTGTCGGCGTATTCCTCTGGTGTTGCTACTTTTTCGTCCAGCTCGCGGCAGGTCTGGCAGGTTTTCTTGTCCAGGATCGCCGAGTAGACGTATCGGTCGATGTCTTCGTCGTATTTCTTAAACGTCTTGCTTCGGCCGGTGTTGATTGATTCGGCCACTGCCACGGTATTGCCTGGCTTGGTGTGAGCGGCTAGGTAGGCCAGCAGTGCTATCGCCAGGTCGTCCAGCACGTCGTCAATAGCCCCCTCACTGAAATGCCGGCGCGCCATCTCGCTCGAACCCTGGCCGCCAACCAGTGCGGCTATCTCAGCCTCGACATCGCCGAATTGTAGGTCGACGAATTCTTGCGCTCGGTCGGCGATTCGTTGCTTGTCGGCCTTGTCTGTCGCCGGCGCTAATTTGCCGAGTTCGTTGGCTGCTGCGGTTTTGCCATAATTGAAGCCGTCTGTCATTGCCGTTTGAAGCGTTTTGAAATAGCGTTGTCGTAATTTCTGGCTAACTTTATAGCTCAGTTCCTTGCCCTGCTTTTCAAGCGCTTTGAGCGCTTCCGTGGCCTCGTCTTTGACTGCCTCAAATATTGATTCAGTCTCTGTGTCGAGCATGTCCTCGAGCGTATCCATTTTTTTGTCGAGGGCGGACAAGTTTACGTTTTTTTCAGCGTCGTTCAGTTCGCGCCGCCATGTCGGTTCGGCGCTGCTCGATAAAAAACGGGAGGATTCCTCTGATCGCGACTTCTGCTCGAGCTTGGCTTCTGCCTGCGCCTTTTCAATCTCGCCCAGGTCAATGCCCATCTGCAGAGCCATGCGTTCCACAATCGATTGCACTAGCTCGTCGGACAGAGCTTCTGGCCGCTGCGATAGGATTTGGGTGAATGCGTCGGACAACATGCCGACTGTGCTGTCGGCCAGCTTGGCAAACTTAAACCGTGGATAGCTCGGCTTGGCAAAGTTCAGCTCCGTCAAATCCGGTATCAGATAGGCGTTGATGTGGTACTCGACGTTTTTCATAATCCCCTCAAGCACCAGGTTGAGCAGGTCGGTTTGGTCTTTGCTCAATGCCCAGCTCCCGCCCGAATTATCGCCGAGCATGATTGCCTGGGCCAGCACGCTCCTGGTCATTTCGCGGTTGTGATGGTCGATAAGCGGCATGATGTCCACTCGCTGGTTTGTGCCTGGATTCGCCATCTGATATCCGAATGGCAACACCACGGCGCTGTTCATCTCAACCGTATCAGATAGCCGCTCGGCCACGTCGCTCATCTGTTCAGATGTCGCTCGCTCGGCGGCGATGGCGGTGCGTGGCGGCACTGATCCGGATTGCGCTTGGAGGCGGCCGAAGTAGTACAGCTTGTGCTTCTCCTCGCAGTGATAGGCGGCCGCAGTGAACAAACTCTCGCCTTTGAGCCAGTTGCGTTCCTTGCTATTCGTAAACAGGAATGACTTCTCGACTGGTATGTGGACTGGCTCTTCGCCTGGATTTATCCGCTGATCAGCTCCGTCGAAGCCGCCCTTGTCGTCGGTTCTAATCGTTATCGTGTTTGCGTCGTAGCCGGCAATCTTGCGGTAGACGATTTTGCCGTCGGCGTTTAACGTGTAGACTTTTTCAAAATAGCGATAGCCCTCGCTCAATGCTCGCAACATCTCAGCCAGCACCAAGTGGAATGGCGTTGACATGCCGCCGCGCTCTGGGGGCAACTCGAAAGAATTTCTTACTAGTTCGGCCTGCTCGCCGGTCGGGTCGAATTCTTCGTCGGCTTCAATCGCCCACTCGCTCGCCAAAATCGGCAGCGTCAGCAGGTTGTTGATTGCCAGGAACGTTCCGTCAATGCTGCGCAGCTTCTCAAAGTCGGCCGCCTGATTTTTCTGGCGATTGTCTAGCGCGTACTTCTCGTACAGCTTCTGCATCTTGGTCACCGCCGAGCCCGTCTGCTGGTCGAGCTTTGGCGGTGTCCGCTTGTCGTTTTTGTCTTTGGCAAATGTTAGGCTGATATTCATTGAGCGCGCTTCCTACTTTGTTATAGCTTTATAAAATCATTGTACACCATAGCCCTTATTTTTGTCGCCTCCTCGCCACGGCGATTCGCTGGACTTCGGCCTGCTGGACAAAGTTGGCAAACGCGTACATCAAACTGTCGGCGCGGTCTGGTGAGCGGTGCAGGCGCTTCTTCAGTTGCTCTTTGGTTTCCACGGCGATTCCTTGCCGCGTAATGTCGTAGCGGATTGCTGATAGCTCAGCGGCCAGTTCGGTAAATTCTGGCGGTATGTAAATCTTGCCGCTCTTGAATCGCTCGGCCAAGTTCCACCACAGCTGCGAGCGCAGGTTCACGAATGTTAGCCCGGTATCATCTTTGCGCGCTGATGAGTTGTTGAGTATGCCGACCACGCCGTCGATCTTGTCGTGGGTCAGTTTGTCGACCACGCCACCACCGAGGCCGTCCTCGTCAATGCCGATAAACTCTGGCGCTGGATAAATCATCTTGACGCGGCCTGCGGTCTGCTCGGTATCTTCTTTCGAGTAGGCATGTTGGTTGGTGACGATGCAGCCTCTGCGTCTGGTAATGACAGTCTTGTCGTCGCCGAAGCGAGCCACGTCGACACCGACGCTCAGCGGCTCGTCCTTGCTTTGTGCGGCCTGCAGTTCGGCCAGTCGCTCCGGTGTCATTGCCGCCTCGATAAATTCAAGCGGTATTAACGTATTGACTTCCGCTGTCGGGAACTGGCCAAGCACGCGGCTCTGAAACATCGGCGTGTCCACTCCCCAGCGCGTTATCTTGTCGGCGGCCCATTGCGGCGTGATCAGGTATGGTGCGACAATCTCCAGAGCCTCCTCGTCCAGGTTTTTCAAGTCCTCGATGGTCTCGATTCCGTTGTTCGTAAAGTTCGGCGTATCAAAGCAGCTGATTCGTATCTTGCAGCTTTTCGGATCGATGTGGTGGCTGTTGTAAAAGGTACCGCTCAGCTTGGTGGGGTTTCCGATGAACAAAGCGTGAGCGCCGAGTGATGTCATAATGGCTTCTACTGCGACGAACGTTTCCTCGGACACACCAGCAGCCTCGTCAACGATAACCAAAATGTTACCACTAGCTGGGTGGAATCCCTGGATCTTGTCGGTGTCGTCGGAGCTAACGCCAATCGCGAACCATTCGTCTGAATATTCCAGCATGGTTTTCAGCAGGCGGCCGCTCCTCGCCATGGCGGATTTCTTGTGGACGGCGCGGATCTGTCGCCAGAGCAGCTCCTCGACCTGTCGAAACGTCGGCGCGGTGGTCACCACGTAGCTGTTCTTGTATGTATTCAGGAACTGGTGAGCGGCTCGGGCGGCGAGGTGCGTCTTGCCGATACCGTGGCAGCTGGCGACGGTCACGATACGGTTTTTGGCAATCGCCCGCAGCACCTCCTGCTGCTTATCCCACAGGCTGTCGCCGATGACGTTCTCTACGTAAAAGTTCGGGTCTCGGCGGCTGGCTTCCATGACGGCGGCGATGGCACGCGCTTCATCAAGATTCGCCGGCCTTTTCATCTGCTTCCTTGAGCAACTGCTCAGCTCGCTCAGCGGCTTCCACTAGGTTTAAGGTGTCGCGTTCCTGATCGTCGGTTGGCTCGCTGGTCTTGTTGATAACGGTCGGCAGGCCTAGGGTTTTTCGTTCGCCATCGATGGCGGCCTGGAGGGCATAAATCGATTTAGTCACGTCGCCTGTCTTTTTTTGGCTGTCGGCTCGCTTCAGAGCATTCATGGCTGCGATTTGTGCGTTTCTCCACATGCCCAAGTGCGCGGTATTTCGCTCGGATATCATTTTGGCGTGTTCGTCCATAGTCTTCTCGAGCGCTCTGTCCATACACGTCTTGCGTTTCTCAGTCCACTCATGCTGAGCTGCATACTTTGAAACCATACGATTGCTTATCCCATATTTTTTTGCAATCTCGGCCATGGTGATTTTGGAGTTGGTTACGTACTCGTGTTCCGCTTGAACAACGTCCCAGCTGTACGTAGGCGTTGCAGCTCGTTTACGTTTAGTTTTGATCGCAGTGCTTGTCTTAGTCATTGATAGTTCCTCCTAGCCTTTTCTGTCTTAATAATACCAAATTTGTTTAATCAATGCTCTACTACCTCTTACGTGTGGCTATGTGGCTTCTGGTGCGATTGTTTGCTTTTACTACTTGTGAGTTTTCCACAGGCTATTCGTACTTTATGCGTATTTTATCCGTTTTTATTTGGAATAATGGTTGACTTTATCGCTCGTGTTTGCTATACTAAAAGTACAATCAATTAAACGAAAGGACTACCAAAATGACAACCTTGCAAAGCTACGACACACCACAACTTCTACACATTCTCAATTCTAGGAGCGGCGGCATGGAGCTGGTCGGCACTGAATTCAAAGACATCGATGAGCTGGTCGATGCTACCCACAAAGAGCTTGATCGTCGCTTCGCTGAGCGTGGCGAGTTCGTCCGCTTATCAAACAAAACTAAAAGCATGTGCGGTCCTGCCTACATCTGCGGCAAGATTATCGACGGCATCACCATCAGCACCTACTACGAGCGAGATGAGGCTAAGGCTAAAAGCTACCGCCGCGTAAAGTAATACCTGGCAAGATAGCAGCCGGCGGGGATTATCCGCCGGCTTTTGCTCGCTACTTCCGATTTCGCTTGAGCACCAGAGACTTCAGCAGGCCTCTAGCATCGTCTACGAACTGACTGTAAATGGAGGCCTCTCTTGCCTTGATCACTCGCTGCAGTTTGAGGTATGGATCATTCGGATCGAGCGTCGAGTTTAGCCAATCCTCGAACATGTCGCCATTGAAGTATCCGTCTTTTGTCGACCACGGGAATACTGGCTTGGCGTTCTCCGGCTTCTCCGGCTCGGCTCATACCACACCAGCTGGCGACAATCGATTCAATTTCGTCGTCATCGTTGAGTGTCACTTGCGTCTTGCCGTCTTGCAGTTGGCTGCGGCCAGCTCTCAGGTGACTGCTTAAGCTTCGCGCCAAACAGATCTCGAGCGGCATCAGCTCTTTAGTCTCGGCGGTTGCGTAGCCAACCATCACGCCTTGATCACCTGCGCCGTTGTTATCGACACCGTTCGCAATCTCGGAGCTTTGTTCGACGATGTTCACGATGATTTTGGTTTTTTCGTTCGCGATTGTTCTGCGAGCGATGTCCTCATAGTTGACTTCGGCTTTGGTGGTTACCTCGCCGGCAATCACCAGCAAGTCGTGGCCGCCTAACGTCTCGACCGCCACTCGTGATTTTGGATCTTGGCGCAGGCAAGCGTCGAGGATCGCGTCGCTTATCCGGTCGCATATCTTGTCCGGGTGGCCCGGCGCCACCCATTCTGCCGTCACTCTCATGCTAGCCTCGCACCTTTGTCAGCAAGACAAATCCGTTACGTTTAACTTCCTTGACCTGGTAGCCAGCTGGTACTGCCGGCTCGGCCTTGTGCTTCAATCCCTTTTTCGTCGAGAAGAAGTAAATCGTGTGTTTTTGCTTATTTCGCAGCGTGGTAATGTGGCTGTACAGATAGTACGTTGTGCCTCGGCTGCTTATGTATTCAAATGGTTTTGCTTCCATCTTTAGTCTCCATTCTGATTATGTTACTTTACCTCTGGTGTCGCCGCTTCCCAATCGTCCTCGCGACCAATAAAGCGAGCGTAGCGCTTGCGCACCACATCGACATATCGCTCGTCAAGTTCCATTGTTCGACAAATCCTACCAGTCTGTTCGCAAGCGATAAGAGTTGAACCCCCCCCAGCGAATAAATCGAGCACCGTCTCGCCGGCTCGGCTCGAGTTCAGAATTGCTTTGGCAGGCAGCTTCACCGGCTTGCTTGTCGGGTGTTCGTAACCCATGACGTTTTCGCGGCCAATCTTCCAGACGGAGGTGTCGTCCTCCTCTTCCTCGGTCAGCAGTGACTTCGCCCAGTTTAACAGCTCTGTGTCGCTTGGCTTAAATTCCCAATGCGTATACTGCTTGCGGTCGCCATAAAACTGGACCGATTTTCCGTCGGGGACAGCGTAGAGGATCGGCTCGTGCTTCCACCGGTAATTAGCCCAGCTCATGCTTGCGACCGGCTTCACCCAGATAATCTGGCAGCGTACCCCGTAATCATTTTCGTTCAGGGCATTTTCAAACTCGCGGTGCGTTCGGCTGGCGTAGCAAACGTACGCCGGCGCCGTCGGCTTTGAGGCGAACTTCATCGTGGAGAACACCGCTTCCAGAAACTCCTGGAACTTCGCGTCGTCCATATGGTCATTCTTGATAGTATTGCTCGTGTTCTTTCCCCGTCCGGCGTAGTTCACGTTGTACGGTGGATCAGTGAACACCATCACCGCTTTTTCGCCGGCCATCAGCTTCTCGACGTCAGCCTCGCTGGTTGAGTCACCGCACATGATTCGGTGCTGGCCCAGCTGATAAACCGCTCCGCGCTTTGACTGGTAGGTCTCCTCGATTTCAGGGACTTCGTCCTCGAACACTTCCGGGTCTTCCGGAATATCGCCGATTATTTCAGCGATGGTCTTGACTGACTGGTCTTCCGGGATCGTCAGCTCGCCGAGCGTTTCAATGTCGATGTCGAGCTCTTGCGCCAAATCAGCCAGCTTGTCTTCCTCGTAATAGCCGTACGCCATGTTGTCGCGCATCGCCCACTCGAACGCCAGCTTTGGATCGTCTGTATCGAGGATCGACACCCACACGTCCGTCACCGCCAGTTTTGCAAAGGCTCGCATTCGCATGTTTCCACCGACAACAATTCCGCTGCGAGTTACCATGACCGGCTTGATTTGGCCGTCTGGCGTGATGACTCGAGCTTTTTCGATGTCGCGGATCAGCTGATTGAGCTTCGCCGGCTTGATGTCTCGCGGGTTCTTGTCCCACGGGGTCAGGTCAGCGAACTTCGCGTAGGTGCGGCCGTCTTTGAGCCGAGTTTTAATCATCGGCTTGGCTCGCGGTTACTTTTTTCCTGCGTCGGCTGATTCGCCCCCCCTTAGAGCCGGCAATTCGTGCCAGCTGCGGGTTGGCCGCAAAGCCTCCGGTGTTTCCGTTCCTACCGCCGATTCGTCCGATCTCGCGGTAAAAGTTCGGATTATTTTGTAGGTTTTTAGCCGCAGCCTTTTTGCCGCCGGCTACAGTTCCAGCCATTGTGGTAGCTCCTTTCGTTTAGTTTATTGTGCTTATCATTATACCGCTTGCTACCCCATATTTCAAGCCCTCTACTTGGGATTCTTGAAAATAAACAGCCGGCTTGGGTTTTTATTTTGTCGGCCGCCGCCTCTGTTTTGTGGTCGAGTTTTCCACAAGTTATCCACAGGTTTTCCACAGGCTCGATTTGACGCGGGGGGGGTGGTGAGTTATCATTGTGACATGTCGCCGAGCATTGTAGGCTCGCAAATCTCTAACGGGGGCGACGGTATAGAATTAACAAAGCAAAAACCCAGAGCGGCTACTCTGGGAGTGTTCTTGCTGTCCTTTTGGGACGGTATGAATTAACTCTTTTATTGTAGCACGCTTGGGGTAGAAAGGCAACACCTAAATGTACAGAACAGTACAGGACAGGACAGCACAGACGGCTTGCGCTACCTTGTCGGAACTGCACATAAAAAAAGGGCTTGACAATAAAAACAAACAAGCTAAAATTACTGTTTACAGTGAGGGGAAATCAAAAAAATCTAAATCTCGCAGGGGCATCACCAATTCTGACGCGAGGTCTTTCGTGATGTCATTAAACGAACGAGTGTTTTGTGATCGGCGATATTTGCCGTTTTACTGCAACGCCGTTTTGAAACTCGGCACGCAGAAGCTTCTCTATTTGCAGTCGATGGCTCTTGATCCAACCGTCAAAAGTCCCGAACGTATGTTCGCTTGGCTACTCAAGCAGGAGCTGGAGGCTATCAAGTGAGCCGCGCCGATACTGACGCTCGCGCTCATGAGATGGAAAGTCGCGGCGTTGACATGTCATGGTACTGGCGCGCTCGAGCGAAGCAGCGAAATGAAGAGCCAGAGGAGCTAAATCCGGATGATGGTGCTTCTGGCGAAAGATGCAGCTACATCACCATGTATTTTATCGAATACCATCAGGAATCGACAATCGATTGCTACGCTCACATTTTTACTGTCAAAACCGCTGACGGCAAAAAGCACCGGCTGGCCCAGCGTCGCCGCACAAAAAAGACAGGCGATTCTGTCTACTGGTGTTCGGCCTGCGGTCGAGTTTTCAAAACTTGGGAGGAGATTCACGATCATCTCGAGTTTTCCACAACCTCATAAAATGTCGAATAATCTTTGCTGAAAGTGTTGACTTTATCGCTCGTGTTTGCTATACTTAAAGTACAATAAAGTTAACGAAAGGACTACCAAAATGCTTTCATCATATCAACTTCTGAACCTAAGCTCAAAAGAGCTATACGAAAAATTGACCACTCTCGTCAACGAGGAGCTTCTGGAGGCCATTGAAAGTGGCGACGAGGAAGTATGGGAAGAGGACGTGGCTGAAAAAATCCAGGACATCAGAACAGTGACTGACGCTCTTGAGCGCCGCCTGCTGGGAGAGGAGCTTTAGTGACGAACAATATCGTTGTGGCGGACGCGTTTAATGGCGTAGTCCGCCCCCTTGCTGAGGGCGACCGCTTCGTGGTCACCTTGCCAGTGCAGCGACCGCAGCCCATGAGGTTCATAGGGCTTGGCCGTTCGGCTGGTAATTACGCCGGGGTCTATCGGCTGCCAGAGGATTTTCACCCGACTGACTGCATGGAAGTCCACGACTATACTGGCCCTGGCAAAGTTCGCCTGATCGGTTATTTAAGAATTGAGGACAAAAATGACAAAGATTAATGTTGTAAATTTAGACCTACCAGCTCCTGCTCCGGTGGCGGTCAATCCGCCGCATGAATGCTTGTGCGACTTTCTGTTGATGTCACCGGCTCGAGCGATAAATCACGATGTCGAGTTTCCGTTTCGCGTCTGCGAATGCTGCGGCGGCCTAATCGATGAAGATGCAATGACGGCCTACAACGAATACTATGGCTACTCTGGCTTTGACGAATGTTACGAGGAGGATTATGTCGCTGTTTAGAAAAACTGAAAATGTCGGCCGCGTTCTAATTGCTCGGGGCTGGCAAGGCTTAAAAGACAAAACTGACGATGAGCTGCTGATGATAGCTAAGTCTCGACTGGCTCACGCTTGCCGGCGCGACCGGCTGGTCTGGAGGATCGCTTCGCTGATATCTCCGCGAAAGGCTACCGCTCGCCGCCAATCGAGCATATACTACGCTGATGCCTATGCTCTGTTCGCGGTCAATGAGCTTATTAATCGGCAGCGCGGTGACAGCTCCGACCTCTGATTCTGTGGGGAGTTTTCCACAACCCCATAAAAATGTCGAATAATCTTTTCAAAAAGTGTTGACTTTATCGCTCGTGTTTGCTATACTGAAAGTACAATCAATTAAACGAAAGGACTACCAAAAATGTACCAAGCACAATACTTCATCAAAACCGACCACGACGCGATCACCGTTGGCAGCCGCGACGAGCTGGCTGAGGTTCTTATGATGATGGCTCGCTCGGCCGACTTAATGCTCGAGCATAACCAAGTGATCACCATCGAGCTTAGAAAGACAACCATCGATGGACGTATCGTTCTGGCTGCTGAGGAGCTTGATGACGTACTTCGCAATAAACTTTATGGCTACAGCGTTCACTTCACTGCAGTCGACTTCAGCACTGCAACCACCACGCTTAGCGATGCCCGATGTGCCGACTTATAGTCGGCCATCGGCCTCCCTTGATGATCAAATTAAACGAAAGGAATCACCATGAAATTACCAAAAATAACCAAGCGTAGCATTGTTGTCGCTTCTGCCATAGTCGCCGTGACATTTTCTGGGGGAGTGGCTGTTTTTGCGTTCAGTCAAGCTCCTGAGCCGCCTCGCGCTGCCACAGAAGTAAAAACAAATACTAAAGAGGCAAAAAAGGAGGAAAAGTCGGACGTGTCCGACCAGACACCCTCAGAGGTGCAAACAACCGGACAGACTGACCAGTCTGCTGCTATTCCTGCTGGCAATCGTCCAGGTGTGCATAGTGGTCGAGATACTGAAACACGACGACCGGTAGCTCAGCCGCAGCCGGCTTCACCCGCTCCTGCCCCAGAACCGTCACCAGCTCCCGCTCCGCAGCAGGGCGCACATATTCCGTTCACTGACGAACCGGTAACGCCTGGCAATCCAGAATCCTATGTCGGCACAGTTGGCCAGTGTCCATTTTATGAGATGGCCGGCGAAAAAGGCTGCGTCCCGCCTGCTGGTTACACTTGCAATTCTGACTGGACTCATTGTACAATTGAAAAGTCAAATTAAACGGAGAACTGCCAAATGCAAGAAACGCCAACGCAAAAAAAGCAAAACCTAATGCAGCCACGTAACCGCGCCGAGCGTCGTCGGCTGGCAAAAGCCTACAAAGCCTTCAAGCCAAAATCTCGCCAAGTCTGGCGCACTATGAATAAGCACATGAAAGATGCACAGCTTCGCCGCGATGCTGAAAAGCAGGAGGCTAAAAATGGCGCTTGAAACCATCGACCAAGCGCTTGCCAGGCGAGAGCAGCCGGTGCAGGAGCACGTTATTGAAATCCCGGCTGACGACGAGCCTGCGGAGGTCAACGTCCAGCCAAAATCTCGCGAGGAGTTTCTCAGTGCTATTTATCTGGCTCATTCAAATATCCTACGAGCAAAGCTCAAGCTTCGCACCGCGAAAGAAAACCGCGAGGATCTGGTCGGTGATCTCGAGGAGAAGCAAGACCTTGACGATTTGAAATCTCAGGTTCGCTCGGCTCGCGACAAGCTGGCTATCGCCATTTCGGAAAGCCCAGCCGTTCGCTCCGCCGATGAGGAGCTGGAGGCCGCAATCGCTGATCTCGGTTTAGCTCAAAAAGTTATGTCTGATCTGCTGGTGGTTTATTCTGCCAAGTTTAACAGCCGCACCGTTGACGTTGACGAGCGTCGCCTCATCGTCTTGACCGCAAAGCTCGGTAAAGTAGAGGTTGAGCAATTGTCTCTATTCTGATATCATTGTTGTCGAGCGTCAAGTTCGCCCTAGGTGATGCCCACCCTTACCTAGAGCGAACCAGGCGCTTGACAGTTGCTTCGGGTAAAAGCTTTAGAATTGGTAGTTCGATCGTTTAGCCCGAAGCGTGGTCAGCGCCTGGCCTTAAATGACAGTATCCGGAAAGTCCCCGACTGCGAGCGGGGATTTTTCGTGGTAAAAAATATTAAAATATGGGGTTGACTTTTCGCCCGTGTTCGGCTACACTGAGAGTAGGTAAAATAAACGAAAGGACTACCAAGTATGACAACACCTGAAATATCAACCGCTAAGCCTGCCGTCGATCCAGAGAAAGATGCCAAGCAGGTCGTCGCTAAGAATACGAAGACGCTCTATGCCGACATCGTGCCGCTAGCTGCTGGCCTTTTCGACAAAAATACGCGGATCTCAAAAGAGAAGATGCTCGCGACGCTTCATCGCTCTATTCTCGGTCTCACCAAAAATGGAGAGGCTCGGCCGCTCAATGATCTGAAGCTGTTTCTGGCGGTGTCCAACCAATACGGGCTGAATCCATTCAAGAAAGAAATTTATGCTGTTTATATGTGGGATTCGTCCCGTGGCCGTGATGAGCTAACGCCGATTGTTTCAATTCACGGCTTGCGTAAAATGGCGCGGGCTGGTGGCGTGTACACTCACACCGGGGCGGCCATTATCACGTACGATCAAGAGACGAAACTTCCAGAATCCGTCACCGTGCCTGTCTTCGGTCGCTTCCCCGGCGAGACCACGCCGCACGAAATAACGCGATATCAGGCGTTCTATGAAGAGTTCGTCAAAACCAACAAAGAGGGCAAGCCAACCGGTAACTGGGAAACTATGCCGCGCGTCATGCTCACGAAGTGTGCTGAGGCGAACGCTCTCCGCGCCGGCTTCGACATCGCTGGCATTTATGTCGAGGAGGAACTGACTTCAAATAACGTAATCGAGGGAGAAACAGTCGATGGCGAATAGAGTTGATCACCTTAGTTATTCTGCCATCATTTCGTTCTTGCGAAATCAGGTAGAGTTTCACAAGCGTTATGTCGCTGGTATTTGGGATAACGCCAAATCGCCGGCTGCAATCGTCGGCACGGCGTTTCATAAAGCGCTCGAGGAATACTACAAAGGGGCTGATATCCAAGCGTCGGTTTCGGCTGGGCTGGAGGAGATAAACTTCACCAGTGACTACGAAATTGACTATGGCAAAACTGGCAGCCGCGAAAAAATGATCAAGGATTACACCACCTTGATTAATAAATACTTCGAGGAAGCTCCGTCTTATCATAAAGTCATCGATATCGAGGTCAAGCTTCGCGAATCAGTTGCTGGCGTTCCAATGGTCGCCAAAATCGACATGGTTGATGAAGATGAAAACGGCAGCGCTTGGCTCGACGACCATAAAACGGTCGGGGCTTATTCTCCCGAGGAAGAAGAGAATTATAAATATCTCTTGCAGGGCTACATTTATCTGGTTGTGGCCGAGAAGCACTACGGCCGCGAGTTCGCTGGTGTCCGCTTCGGCGAAATTAAACGATCCATCAATCGCGATGGCTCGCCGCAGCGCCGCGAGGTCGTTTACGACCGCGAATCGGTTCTGGCGTTCGCTCCTGTCGCTCAAAAGATAATCACTAACGTATTTGCTTATGTCAATGACGACCACTCGAAGTTCTTCCCCAACCCGAGCGATACGCTCAGCGGCGTGGAATCGATGGAGCTGGTTTCGAATATGGAGGTCGGCTTCGATGCCGCCCGCGTCAAGAAGCAGGTCAAGGTTGCCGACAAGTTCGCGCCTCGCCACGTCACTGTCGATATCGATGGCTCGGACGGCACGCCCGAGGAGCTTATCCTGCGTAAGTTTACCGAGTTTGGTATCGGTGGTATCTCCGGCGACACCCACATCGGCGCTTCGGTGATCCAGTATACTTTCAAGCCTAACCGTGGTATCGCCATGAGCGCCATTGCCAAGCGTGCCGATGATATTGCTATCGCGCTTCAATCGAAGTATGTGCGTATCGAAGCGCCGATCCGCGGTACTGACCTGGTTGGTATTGAAGTGCCAAATGAAAACCGGCGCGTCGTTCCGTTTGAGGATGACAAGCACCTCAAGCCTGGCACGATGGAGATCCCACTCGGCGAGGACGTGTTCGGCGAGATTCACTATGGCGACATCACCAAAATGCCGCACTTGCTTATCGCTGGTCAAACTGGTGCTGGTAAATCTGTCCTGCTCAACGTGATACTTCACGCTTTAACAAAACAGCTAACGCCTGACGAGCTTCAGCTGGTGCTGATTGATCCGAAGCAGGTGGAGCTGTCGCTGTATGATGGCGATCCGCACTTGTGGAACGATATCGTCACTACACCGACCGATGCCGCGGAGGTTCTCCACGGCCTGGCCGAGCAGATGGAGGATCGTTATGGCCAGCTTCGGCAGGCTGGCGTTCGCACGATCGATGACTACAAAGGCGGAAATATGCCGCGCATTCTGGTGGTCATTGACGAGTTCGCCGATCTTCTCATGACCGACACTGGCTCGGATATCAAAAATATCGACTATAAAGAGTTCGCGGCGTTTATGAACGAGGCTCTGGCTATGAGCCCAACCGGCCGCATCACTCAAAAAATGCTACAGGTGTCGCTCAAAGGTTCCATGAAGTCGTCGGCTCCGAGCTGCGAAACGTCGATTATTCGCCTGGCGCAGAAAGCTCGCGCCGTCGGTATTCACCTGGTGCTGGCTACTCAGCGGCCGAGTGCCGATGTTGTCACCGGCCTCATCAAGGCAAATATTCCAACAAAGATAGCATTCAGCGTTACCACCGGTATGAACTCGAAAATCATTCTTGATCAAACTGGGGCCGAATCGCTAACTGGTTATGGCGACATGTTGTATCAAGATCCGCGCTCGAAAAGCCTGCAACGGCTTCAGGGCTTGTATATTTAATTCGAGAAAAGGAGGGATAATATGGACATTCTCGAAATTCTAAACTTTATAATCAAGATGGTGCTGGTTGGCGGTGCTGTCATAATCGGGCTATTTATTCTCGCGGTCGTGGTCGTCTCGGTTCGCGAACTGATAAAAGCCTTTAATGGCGACTTTGACAAGAAAGGTAAGAAGTAGGGTGGTTTGTCATGGCAGAAAACAGGCGGCTGCGCTCCGGGCGGCCAAGCTCAAAAAACAAGACCCGGACTACTTTCGGAAGCTCGCTCAAAAGGTGCGCCGTCGGGGTCGCGATGCTGGCGGCCCGACCGGCTTTGCAACTAGCCGCGAACTGGCAGTTGCGGCAGGCAAAAAAAGCGGCGAAACGCGCCGCCGACGAGCTGAAAGCCGCCGCGCTGGAGAGGATATCGGTAGAATACATAATGCCGCCGATCAATGCGACGGAAACACTGGCTCGGCTGGGGGCGGAGCGACTGGAGGCGAAACTAAATGAGCACGCAAAGGCAATCAACCACATTATCGCCAATAGAAACTGGAGCCGTCATCCAGCCTCAAGACATAAAACTCAATTACAAAATAGACGACAACGGAAAGCTGATTTCGTTCGGCTTCACCGTTCTGGGTCAGCCCGCGGTCAAGAAAAATAACCAAAAGGTCAGCTTCCGCGGCCGCCGATCGCACAAATACAACACGGCCGCTTACAACAGGTGGCTGAAGTCGGCCAATAGCCAAGTGGAACTGGCAATGGATATGTTTCAAATCCTTGCCTGTCGGGAGTGGAAGACGATTGATTTTCCGTTTAATCTTCGCGCTCGGTTTTTCGTCCGGACATTCGGCACTGTCGACCTGTCGGCTCTTTACGAGGGAATTCAGGACGTGATGAAAGATAGAGGAACGATTCTCGACGACAACGCTTGGCTTCTCGTCTCGCATGACGGTTCTGGTGTCGCTAAAGATGCCTATAATCCACGGATCGAGCTTCTCCTCACCCGGACTGACCACGCTGAGTGGCGCGGCGAGCCAAATCCGCGTTATAATGGAGGTGCGGGTTAGGTAGCCCCCGCAAAACTCCTACGCAGCACACCGTTTCGGCGGTGTGCTTTTGGGATTATTCGGAATTTCCGAATAATCTCGGAGTTTTCCACAGGTTTACCTCTGATATGGGGTAATTATCGAATAATCTTTCCAGAAACTCTTGACTTTATCGCTCGTGTTTGCTATACTGAAAGTACAATCAATTAAACGAAAGGACTACCAACCATGAAAGACCAAAAATTCGTACCATTCACAATCAGCTTATCGAATCTGGCGCGATTGTCACTGGCGGCGGCGTCAATGTCCGCGATAAGCGAACTGGCGAGCGGAGCTTCATTCACGATGAGTACGTAACTAATCCTTACAACCTCAACCGCCTGCTGGCTTTCTACGAAGTGCTGGTCGATGACATCAACTACGTAAAATAATACCGATTGCCTCGCCGGCGGCATCGTAGCCGGCACAAATTGTAAAATAACATCAAAAGGAATAATCAAATGAAAAACTTCACAAAACAACTTCAAAAAAATGACAAATTTATCGCAACGGCTCGCGGCGCTCGCACTATCTGGCGCGTCGGCACGATTGTTGTGCCTGCTACCGCCTGTGGCTATCTAACAATTCGCTACAATGATATAATTGTTACTGCGCTAGCGGTTCTGCTTGGCCTTTACAGCGTCAGCCAACTGATCAAATCGGCTTGGCTTGCGGAGGGCGACGTCGCCAAAAAGTAACTAGCGTGCTTTATGAAAAAACTCGCATTATTGATTTTAGTCGCGGTGCTGTCGGTTACGATTCACTCTTTCCGACAGCCAACGCCGCCGGAAACTTCAGCCTCGGCTTCTCATTCCGCTTATAAAACGCTTGCGGACAAAAAGCCGAGCATTGCCCCGTCTGATAAAAAACCAGCCGCCAAAACCGAGCAGAAAAAGGCAGAGCCGACCGCTCCTGCACCTGCGCCTATACCGGAAACATGCCGATCGGCCATTGCCAAGGTCTGGCCGGCTCACCTGCAAGCTGGAGCTATCACCGTTATGACACATGAAAATCGTACCGAGCTTCCGGCGGCCATCGGCGCGGTCAACTTCGACGGCTCGCGTGACTTTGGGTGCTTCCAGATAAACGACAGATGGCATCGTGGTTACTTCTCGGGCGGCGACTGGCGCGATCCTATCTGGGCGGCCACCTACGCGCTGCAAATCTACCGCGAGCGCCAGGCTCGCAACGGCAATGGCTGGTCTGCCTGGTATGCCGTGCGCGGTGTTCTCTGGTAAATAAAAACCGAGCCAGGAGTGTGTGCGAAACTGGCTCGGCTAATTTAGGAGATCGGTGTTTGTTTTATGGAGTCTTCGGCGAGGAAGCGTTTCGACTAGCGCCTCCTCTGTTTTAATTCTAGCACAAGAAAACCGCAGCGGGGGCTGCGGGCTTCTTGCATACTTACCGAAAGATTGGCTCGTCTGAGGATCAATACGATTCCAGTTCTATTTTACAGCATCGCCGAATTTTTGCAAGCCGGTTATCGCACCGCTGGCGCTTAAACCTGCGACTAGGCCGTACGTCCAGTCGTGGTTCGTTAGCAGCGAAAGTCCAACGCCGATTGCTGCTGATCCTGCGATGATAATCACCACTTCGAAGTCTTTCTTAAATAGTCGACGCACCAATTCAGTAAAGCCGATAACTGCTACTGGTATTAAAACTGTGATGATGAAGTTAGTTATCATGTCAAATTCTCCTTAAAATTTACATTTACTTTACATGTTGCTCACAGATGTCAAGTAAAACGCTTTTTAGTTTACATCTCTCTGATAAATGTCAAGCGAAACTGCTTCCAATTAGACATCTTTCGGTGTTTTGAATTTTAGCCTCCACTGTTCGCTGGATAACAGCTCCTCGCGGATCTTTCAGTGGTTCGCCCGTTTTCGGGTCGTGCCACCTGCTCAATCCTGGTACGCTGTGTGCGTCCACCAGGCACTGCAGGCAATCGTTGTATGTCGAGCCTGCTGGCATTTCTGGTGTGGCTTTGCCGATGTGCAGTGTCACGCAGCCGCAAGCTTTGCATTCGCGGAAGTACAGGCTCGACTTCGTGATCGTGATTTTCGACAGATCCGGTTCCATTACGGCAGCCTCAACACCTGCCCTGGAAATATCAGGTTTGGGTTAGGTATGCCGTTGATATTAGCCAGCGTCTGATAATCAGTACCATGCGCTGCTGCAATAGCGCTTAAAGTGTCGCCTCGGCGCACTGTGTACGATTTAGCTGCTGGCGCCGCGCCGGTGACTTTCAAAACTTGGCCTGGATAAATCAGGTTTGGATTTTGAATGCCGTTTATGGCAGCCAAGTTCTGATAGGTCGTGCCATATTTAGCAGCGATGCCGCTCAGCGTGTCACCCGATTGCACTGTATAAGTTTCGGCCGCTGGCTGCGGTGTCGGCTGCGCGTCGGCAATCTGCCCAGCATGTCCAGCTGGTGCTGGTGCGCCGCCGGCGTACTTATACCAAGCCTCGGCGTCGCCATAGAACTCATTACAGTCGAGGTTGCCGCCCCAGCCGTCAAGTCGACCGCTTGATGTCCATTGCCACATCGCGTAGCCGCTCCAATATTTTACGCTTGGCGGCGTTCCGGCGAGCTCCATATTGTAGTTGTAATCGGCCGCCATGTCGCGATATTTCGCGACCCACAAGCCGTAATCAGCGCCGGCGACGCTGCTCCAGTCGTGGCTGTTCACCACGCTCTCCGACATGTAGATGAGCGGTTTCACGCCGGTTCGCTCTTGCACTCGATCAAGCCAGCGGCGCGCCCACGCTACGTCGCCAACGTTGCCGCCGTCTTCCCAGTCAAGGACAAGCATGGCGTGCTTGATGTATCCTTGAATGTTGTCGACGAAAAAGTCAGCTTCAGCGATCGCGTCATTGCTGCCGTTTCTCGCAAAATGGTAAACGCCGAGCTTTTTACCAGCCGCTGCTGCTTGCTGATAGTGCTGATCGCAGCTTGGGTTGACGTAGTTCGTTCCCTCGGTCGCCTTTACGATGACGAAATCTGCCGGGATTTTACCAGCGTCTAAGCCAGCCTGCCAGCTTGATATGTCAATTCCTTTCATTGACTCCCCTTTCTTATTACTTCGCTACAATCGCCAAGCGATTGCGGATAATATTTGCACCAATTCATCAAGCGGTCAATCACCGGATACCACCGCCAAACGACGGCCGCTCCGGCTAAAATCATCACTATTAGAATTGTCAAAAGTATGCGGGCGATCCATCGCCCAACTGAACGTTTGGTAGCATTAACTCTCATACCTTTATGATAGCACGGGCGGGATTCTCACGCTACCGTCGATTAATTTCATCAAAATAAACAGCATTAAACCAATCACTAATATAACGATTGCGTTTGCCGCCCAATCCTTGAATTTTAGCCGCAGCATAGCCATCATTGACTTGGCTTCAGTCTCAGCCTTGTCTTCGAGCGCCTCGAGCCGTTCATTTATCTTATCGTGATCGGCCGAGTGCTTGTCGATATAGTTTGTCAAAATCTCCGGCGTGACAAATTTCATACTAGCCAGTTGCTGTACTAGAGAATCGACTGATCCTTCAATTTTTGCCACGGATCTTTTCGTATAGTCCATGTCTGTCGAGAGAATAGCCACCTTTTTATCGATCTCATGCAGCAGCGCTTCACTATCTTTATTTTGCTCGTTCATCAAACTAATTTTAGCATTTTATGCCAGCTTCCTGCAAAGCTTTATCGGCCGTGTTGTAAATAAAGCTATAGCGTTACCGGGAATGGGTCGTCGGTAATCCAGCTGGTTGTGCCATACCATTCGTTATGGCCATTGTTCGCAACGTAAAATATGTAATCTTGATCGCCGCTAAAGAACCTAATTGACCCTACAGCGTTTAATCGCCCTGAATTCCAGCCGGTCAGCGTCATTGTGGCTTCATCTTGAAGTGGCGAGACTTTAAATCCTTTAGGGACTTTAGAATCAACAATGCCTGTACCTGGATTGTGCTGAGCTTTTGATTGCCCCGTAGGCATAATAGCATTAGTTTTAACAATGGCGGTTACCATATTTCCTCTTCGAATATATTCACAAAGCAGTACGCCGACCGGCTCTCTCTTTATAATCGTCGGCTCTACATTAAAATTCACCGCCTCGTCGGTTCCTGGGGCGAAGTCTGGCGAGATAAAGATATCGCGGATCTCTAGGTTCTCTAGCGTCGTACCGTTTATCATATAAAGATAAACCATAGTTGATGTAGACGCTACAACAATGCCGAATCTGGTTGTCGGCGGTGTCCCCTGCTTAAACTGCACCCGTAGGCCGTTTGGATAGCGGCGAATGTCGCCCTCTGGAACGGTAATCGCAGCTATTCCGTTGTCAAAACTGCTATAAGTCCAGTGTTCAGCTGGTGTCGTCCAGCCGCTTGGCAAAACACCGGTGAATTTACCGATCGTGATTGATCGGTTTTGTCCATCGCGCACAATCGGTATGATATCGTTCGCTCTGGTGCTTTCTACCGGCTGAAATTGACTTATTTTTTGCTGACCTGGGTTCATTTTGCTGATTCCTTTCGTTTAGCTTTATTATATCACTCTGATTCGCGTTCGCGGTTGCGGTTGTCCATATTGCGCTTCAAGTCTTGGATTCGCTTCGATAATCTCGGCCGTAGTATGTTGAATTTCAATTCTGCAGTCTCGAGCTTCTGCGTGATGGCGACAATCTGCATTTCCGGCGCGTCCATCGTCGCACTAAATCCCTGGTACTGCGTCAGTTCGCCAAGATGAATGTCCAACGCCTCATATTTTGGTGATGCGAACGTCGCTTCGCCCGAGAATACCGGTTTACTGCCTCGCTGAATCTCGCCCTCGACCACCAACCTGGCGCTGGTCTCGTCCTTATAGCGACTGTCGGACAGTTTCTTGAAGCCGCGGCGTATCTCGGCGATACTGTGGTCGTCTCGGCCGGCCACCACGAGTGTTTTACCATCTGCCTTTTCGCCACCAATGAATATCACGTCGTTCACCAGCTCCTCGATAGTCTTGACGAGTTTCGGTGTGCCGATGACGTTTTTGCCGCGCTGCAGCTTTCGCTTCACGGTTGTCGGCCTCGGGTGGGCATGCACGATATTCTCAGCGTAGTCGTAGTAATAGTGCCAGTCAGCTGGCATCGATTTAAACACGGCAGCGATAGCTTCGCTAATTGTCGTTACGTCATTAAAGCGAATAGTCACCTTGGTGCCGGTGTCTTCGATGCTGGATTCGGTGTAGCGACAGCGTGCGCCTTGCTTCTGCGCGAAGTCTATCAGCTCTCGCAAGATGTCGCTTGGGTCTTGCGAATAAAAGGCTCGCTTGTAGTCGCCTGGTTTTTCGTAGAGAGAGAATGCCAAATCCCAGCCGAAATCTTGCCAGAACGGATTGTCGTGATAATTGTTATGCTGCAATCCCTGGCCGGTAGTGAAGCGGCCGCGTCTGTCAACCAGCAGCTCTACTGGATATGGGAAGCTGTCTTTATACTGTGATCCACCTTGTGCCGACAATTTAATAATGAAGCGTTTGCCGTTAGTCATTCGTACGCTCTTATTGAACGGTATAAATAATTTTTCGTATACGCTGCGGCCTACTGGTATCACCACAGCGCCACTAGCTTCAATCGTCCCGTGGTTTATGTCGGTCGAGTACGAAAATAGCTCAGCATACAGCGTAGTCATATTTTCGGCTAGGAGATCTTGCCTAAGCCCTGGAGAGCATACTGAATAAAGCTCAATACCAGCGACCGTCTTGCTGCCGGTGGTTACCTGTATGGTCTGAATTATTTCGTTGCAGTACCCCCATCGACTCGAGCCGAAGCCTATCGTCGCCAGCCCGTACGGCTTATGTTGGTAAGCTACCTCTGCTTCGGTCTGCAGATAGATATGATTTAGCTCCTGTGAGTGGCTGAGGACTGTTGCAGTCACCTGGCTGTCGGTGTTTCCTGCCGACAACTCCCACTGACTGATATATCCATTAAATAAAGAGCGGCCCTCTGGATGGCCGTCAGCCACCACGATAATCCTCGCGTCCTCGGTGATGATGTTTTTGCCGTCCTCAGTTAGCCATGGCAGGTACTCGCCATATCGAACGCTGGCACTGATATTGACGTTGGTGTCGATGTTTGTGCCGCTTCCAAGTCCCATCGGCGTGGTCATGCTCCCCACTATCTTATAGCCAAGCTCAGTCAGCATGTTTTCGTTTATCTCGGTCATAATTTCAGTGACCACGCTGCGTGTTGTCGCGTCGTTTTGAGTCAACTTCATTGTCATGTGCGAATGCAGCGAGTTGACTTCCGACTGGATAGCCGGTGTGCTGGTCACGGTATTTATCTGACCAAGGTACGTTCCGTCCTTAAGATAGGCGCTGTATATGACTTCGGCCGCCTCATTGCTAGGTTGCTTCTGCGAAAGCGTCGCCATCATCTTGATTTCGTTAGTAATATTAAATCGATAAGTGACGTCGGCTTCAAGTACGAGATGAACGCTGGTGATTTGCATCGATATGCTCCCGCCGCCGATCGGCTGTCCGTCTCCGTCGAACGCGAATGATATCTTTTTCGGCACAACATCGCTATTGAGCGTTGACAGGTCAAATCCGTCAAGTACCACCCCGTCGGTCATCCAGGTGTTACCAGAGAACATATCAATTATTTTGAACTTAAAGGAGAAGCCGACGTCGCTGCTTTTCAACTGTTCAGCTGTCACGCCCCATTCGTCCATCGTGCCAGTCAAGACGAATTGTGGTTTGAAAAAGTTGGCAATGCTGCCAATATGAATATTGCCGACTTCCTGCCCGTCGATTCGTAGCCTCGCCCGCCCAATATTTACAGAGTTAGGCCCTGACAATGTTGTCGATGAATGAAATTCACCGGTATGTGGCTCAATTTCTGTGTTTTTCCACGTATAGAAATAGTCGCCGCCTCCGGTAATAGAATACGACTGAGGTTTCTTCGTCTGGAGCTGTGCCATCGGCTAAGCCTCCACAATAGTTAGGTTGCCTGGTTGCACCTGCAAAGTTTCAGGCGCCATCACTTCAAGCGGCCACGGCAGTGCGTCAAACGCGATCATCTCGCCGCCGGTTTCTGCTGTAAACAATGCCCAGTACCTGAAAACGCCGCCTGGCACTTGAATCGCCACGACGCTGTCGTTGGTGGCCGTGCCGTCCTTGTCGTCAATTTTCCAGGAGGACACCTTGCCTCTTTTGTAATTTTCTTTCGGCTCGCTCTTGGTGTCGCCGGTATAATTTGGGTGTTTTTCAAGCAAGCCAGCATAAACGCCGCCGGTTCGCTTCTCGACCTCAATTCCGAGCAGGAACTTCACTGAGCGCTTTCGTTCGTTGTATGTTTTTGGCATTACTTCCCTCCTGTTTAGATATATTTTGGGTTATAAACGGCTCGCAACTGGTGGTTTCGTGCGGCCAGGTTGTCTTGATACTCAAGCATTCCCGCTCCGTACTCCCAGCATGGGAATGTGCCGCTAGCTCGCAGCTGCATGCTGTTGTGGATAATAGTCTTGGCCTCGCAGTCGACTGTTATCACGTCGCCGGCTTTCAGGTTCGCATTGAACGTCAGGTATTCGCTGCTGTCTGGATTTCCAAGCGTTATCTCAGTGCTGCTGCTGCTGCTGCTGCTGCTAATGATTATAGTAGGTTTTGCTCGATATGTCCCGATATTCTCGACGGAGATGGCGCTTGCGGCCGTACTTATGTTTGTGGTGGCGCTGAAATCAATCAGGCCGACCGACGACCTAGCTGCCGGCGATTCGCACTCCATCTCAAAACTGAAGCCGGCGCGGCTAACGTCGAATGATCCGCGGCTGATGTTTAGGTTCGTGGCCACGCCGCTCCAAATTCGATAGCCCTCTGGGAAATTCGTCGCCAGCTCGATTTTCTGGCCGAACGTCAACGTTCGCTTCAGCCAGTCGATTAGCCAGTCGCACTCCCGCTGGCTCGACGCTGAAACTTGCCCGGCGACAGAGATGGTTCGCCCCGCAAAGTGGCCGCTATTCAGCAGGATTCGGCCGTCGTCTCGTGCCAGGTCACCGCTGTCGACGGTTCGCTTGGCTATGCCGAATAGGTTTGTGGATTGCACTCGGACGTTGCCGCCGTTATTGAGGTCAAATCCGTTTAATAAAAATCTGCGTCTGTCGCCGTTCATTACGTCGGTACTCCCATCGATGCCAGGTCGCCATCGCGGTCAAGTCTCTTGAAGAACGCGTCGGCTGCCTCTGGCGTATTTATTACAATTTGCCCATTGAACTGGTTTGTCGTGTTTCGGTTGCCGCCAGAATTACTGACGTTAGTGACACCGCCGCTACCAGCGAGCGTCGCTCCTGGCCCGTTGATACCGCTTCCCGCAAACGATAAGCCGCCAAGTGACATGTCACCGCTCAAACCGTCGTAAACGTCGCTAGCGATGTCTGTGGCGGTTTTAACGACAGCGTCTCGCATACTTTCCAAGCCGCCGCTCCAGCCTTGCATCATAAATTTACCCATCTGCGCCATCACGCGGCTCGGCGACTTGATACCGAAGAAGTTCTTCACGGCATCGAGCGCGCCGCTACAGATTTCCTTGATTTTATTGACCACCGCGTCTTTCGCGCTCGCAACTCCCTTGACGATTCCATCGATCAGGTTCTTGCCGGCGCTGGTAAAGTTTCCGACAAAACCGGCCACTGCGTTGTAGGCGTTCTGGACTGCGTTTTTGATCGAGGTGGCAATCTGGCCAACCGTGCCAACCACGTAGCCTACTGCGGTGGCCACTGGGTTGATGATGTAGTTCTTGATGGCGTTCATCAGGCCGTTCACCACAGCTGCAATGCCGCTAAAGACCGCACCGATGACGGCGCTCATCACGTTAAGTATCGGCTGAATGAATGGCAATATGGCGTTCCAAACCGCCGTGATCACTCCCCAGATGGCGCTCATCACGCTGCTTATCACGCCGACAATAGCGTTGAACACTGTCGATATCACCGTCCAGATGACTTGCAGTATCGGCGCTATCACGGCAGCGATGGCGTTCCAAACCGTGGTAACAACCGACATTATGACGCTCATTGATGAGCTAATGACATTAACGATAACGTCTACAACGGTGGCGATGACGTTCATGACCATGCTGACGACTTCGCCCATGTGCGTAAAGATATAGCCGACTGCCTCGCCAAACGGCACAAGCACGTTATTCCAAATGGCCATGATCGTGCCATAAAATACTACACCGATAATTTGCACAACGGTGCTTATTATCGTCCATACGACTTCGGCGATTCCGCTGAATATAATCCAAATTATTTGGCCAAGTCCAACAATGGCGGTTATTATCAAATCTATAATCTGGAATACAGGGGTCAAGATGTTTAGTATCGTGCCGATGACTTTGCTTATCACGCCAACGATTTTGCCTATCACACCAATGATGGTGCTTATCACGCCGACAACAACGCCGATCCCTTTCGCCACCACACCGGCAATCACACCAATCACCGAACCGATGACGCTTGCGGCAGTTCCAATCGCTCCTGCGATCGTGCCGACGATATTCGTCACTACGCCAATTACCGAGCCTATCGCGCCGGCAATACTTCCAACGACAGAACCAATCACTGCTCCTATCTGCCCTAGCACCGCTCCTATCTGGCTGACGATTCCGTTGACGAAGTTTCGGAATCCCTCGTTCGTGGCGTAAAGCCAAGCAACAAAGCCAACCACCGCAGTGACAATAATCGCTATCCAGCCAACGATCGGTATCGAGCTGATTGCCGCTCCAAGTCCGGCCGCTCCGCTGCTCAGGCCCGAAAATACCACCTTGCCGACCGTCCCCATTACACCAAGCGCGCTGGTTATTCCCTTGACGGCAGTCTTTGCAGCTGCACCAACAAACGTCCAGGCCGTCGCTCCCTCTTTCGTGACTTTCGTGACATCTTTCCAGCCTTTGCTGATATCGCTAACTGCCACCGCTGTCTTAAAGCCGAGAGCGGCCGCTTTTGCGGCGACGTACATGCCAATTAAAACCTTGAGCGCTGGGACTGCGTTCTGCAGGATAAACGTCACCACCTTGACGATTTCCTCGCGATGCTCTTTGATAAATTTCGTGGTCTCGGTGACGCGGTTGCTCATCTGGTCAAACAGGCCGCCGGCTTCAATCACCATGCCTTTTATCGGGTCGATCTTAATTCCCAGGATTTCCAAGCCGACGCTTCGTATCGTACCGCTCAGGCTTATCATGCGGTTTTGGAACGTGTCGGTCATCTGGCCGATGTCAAGGCTGGCCGCGTAGTTTTCCATCGCCTTGACGAACTCTTCAGCCTTAACTTTGCCGCCGTTTATCTTCTCGCTGGCTTCTTGCATGGATATGCCGAAGTGCCGAGCGAGGATTGTCGTCAATGGGATATTGTTGTTGATCAGCTGGAGCGCGTCCTGGCCAAACAGCGCGCCGCGGCTGGTCACCTGGCCGAATACTAACGCTAGGGCTTGCAGGTCTGCGCCATTGACGATAGACATGCGAGATAACGTGTCCATATCCTTGACGACGGTTTGCGTGGTTCGGCCGTATCCTAGCAGCGTTTTGGCTGCTTTGGAAGCGTCTGGGAATGCAATCGGCTTGCCGAGCGTATAGTTGTACAGCTGGCCGAATACTTTGTTCGCTTCACCAACGCTGCCAGTCAAAACGCCAATCTGGCGCTGGGTCATCTGCAGGCTGCTGGCAAGGTCGACGAAATATTTGCCACCAAAAGCACCGCCGGCTGTGAATGCGGCGGCGGTCTTGATCAGCTTCATAATCCCCGAAGCCATGCCGTCCAGGGCGCTTGCTGCCTTGGAGGCAAATGATGAGGTCGAGCCAGCAGCGGACGACATACTCGACTTCATCGAGCTGCTCAACTTCTCGACATCGCGCTGAATCTGGCTGAGCGTCTTACTCGCACGGTTCTGCGCTTCAATCACAAGTCTGAGCTGGCTGTCGTCCATTGCTACCCCTTAATATTTAGATTTTCGTCTCATCTCCGCCTCCTGGCGTTCGGCTTCGTAGCCCTCCTCGTTTAGTTTTATCTCGATGGCTTGAATCAACCAGTGAGGTTGGCTTACGTAGTCTTGGAATGTCCAGCCCATGGTCTGGCAAATGGTAGCAATTTGGATCTCCTGCGGTATTTTCGCGTGCTTAACGCCGGCTATGGCTTTGGCGTAGGCTGCGCTGATTTTTGCTCGCCTTTTGGGTTCATGACTTCTCCTGTGATCTCCTCGATCTTTTCCTGGATAAAGTCAAAGTCCTCACGTGGCAGTTTCAGCAAGCTCTTGAGTTTAGCGTCATCATCACCGCCGAAGTCGTCGCCGTCAACCGTGACCACCAAAAACTTTATAGCGTTGTTTTTGATTTCGCTGATGGCGGTTGCTGGCAGCTTATCAAATCGCATAGTCTCTTTGATGTCATCTTCGCTCATCGATTCACCCTGAACCGCTCCATTGAGGTCAAAGTTCGCATAAGCCAAGAACACCGCCTCGTTCATCTGCGACAGCTCGGCTGTGGCGTATGGCAGCAGCTCGACATCGCAGCCAAGCACTGGCGTTGTAATTTTGATATTGTCTTTGCTAATTCGTGGCATCTCCTACTCCTTTGCTCGAATTAATATTTAGTAACCATGTTGATCAGCGTTGCGGTGATAGCTGCAGCGTCCTCGAGGCTGTAGTTCGCCTGGAACTTCGCGCTTCGCGTCTCGACTGCGTTGTTGTCACGGCTTCGGCTGTCTTCGGTAATTGCTACGGTTGGGAAATCAAACTGTAGCGTTGGGTGCTGGCCCGTGCCAATTTCCACCGCCTTGTTTTCGGCGATAAACTGAATGGCCTGCGGTTTGCCGCTCAGACATACCTGTCGCACGTCCTCTTGTGCTGGGTAGTAATCGAATGACCCGGTAACGTTCAGCTGCTGGTTCTGAATGTCGTCTGGTGTGTCTGTGCCGAACACATACTGCACGTCCAGGTTCTTTGAAATCTCGAGAGAGAATGACTTGATTTTTCGCGCTGGCGAAGCAGCAAGTCCTGCTGCGTTATCGGCCATCTTAACTGCCAGGTTTCGCGCCAGGAACTCATGGCCGCGCGTGAATGCTGGCGGTGTGGCAGGAGTCCACGGCTTTGATCGGCGGGACTTAAAGTCGATAGCCCTCATCAGGTAGTCGTCGATTGCTGCAGTAATTGTGAATGATTCAACCATTCCCAGCTCGTATGAGTACTTCTGCTCTGGCTCTTTGACGAAGATGGACAGCGCGTCATGGCTGTTGTTGTTTATCATCTTGAACACGTGCTGCTTCGCGCCGCTCTTTTCAGTGGTGGTTGGAGCTTGGCCGAATACGGCTCGCAGCTCTGCGCCGATAATGTGATCGAACACTTTGCCGTCGTAGCCGCCCTCAGCGGTCACGTTGATAACGTCGCTGGCGTTGTGTTCTGAAATGTTGCCGTAGGCGCTGTCGTTGTGAACGTACGTCGGCTTGTCGTCAATGCTCAGCGTTTTGGTTGGCACTGCGAATGTCGGCGTGCCGAGTGTGCCTCGAGTGGTTTCGTTGCCGATATATATGGTGGTCAGTCGGCCGATAACTTTAGCCATTGTTTACCTCCTTGGCGAGCTTCTCTTTCGCCAACTTTACAGCCTCCTCTTGAGAGGTGGCTCGAACTGATATTTCGTGACCCTCAAGGTCAGGGAAGTAGTACACTTCCTTAGCACCTGATTCCGCCGGCTCAGGTGCAACTTCCGGCGCTGATTCCGCCGGCTCAGGTGCAACTTCCGGCGCTGGTTTGGTTGGTTTATTATTTAGTTCTGCCATCGAGTTCTCCTCTGCTTTTAATTGTAGCACGGCAGAAGCTTTTTGGCAGCTAGTACTTCTCCTCGATTTTCGGAGCGTAAATGTAGGCGGTTGTGTGGATTGCCGCTTCAACGCTGAATATGCCAGGCCCGCGCCGCTCCACGCCAATTCCGAAGTCGACGCTCAGTGGCTGGTCTTCAATGCCGAGCATGACGCTCACCGATTCGCCGTCTGGCGTGGTTGCGTATGCCAGCTGCACTCTCTCGCGGAGCAGCCGCATTATGCTGTCGTCGGTGTAGATGAAATTATCGTCCTTGCCAGACACAATCTCGTAAAGCTCTGTTGTGCCGGCCTCAACGTCAAAGTCGCGGCCTTGGTTAGCATTGATGTCGGTGATGACGCTGATAGTGATTGCCATCTTGGTTACGTCGTCGCCGGTCGAGTCGGTCTCAAGCGTCATACCATCGATGGCGACGCTCACCGCTGGCAGCATGCTCTTGCTGATCAGCAGCGTGTCGCCATAATACCAGGTGCGAATGTCTGGGTGTGCTTTTGGCTTTAGATAATTGATGATGGCCGCGATCACTGGGTCGCGGTATTGCGCTCGGTTTAATGGCATTATCCCCTCCTCGATTCTCGCACTTCGTCAACCAGCCATTCGTGAAAGAACTTCATGATTCGCCGCTTGTCCTGTGCGATTATTTTTAACATAACACGTCGCGGCAGCTTCCTGCGCGGTCGGTTGCTTTGATGATACTTAAAGTACGGCGTCGGATTCCAAATCTCCATGCGGCTCACCTTGACGCTAGAGCGGAAGTCCCCGCGCATTCTCCCGGTTCGCTGCAAAAGCGGCCAGGAATATATCTGCGTTCTCGGCTGCCAGCCACCCATCAACGCACCAGATACGCCGAAGTTCGCGTCGGTTGTCTTTAGCAGTTGTTTGCGGGATTTATCGAGCGGCTTGTGAAAGTTCTGGAGGTTGGTTTCCAATCCCATAAATTGCCGGGCTATCTGGGTGTCTCCCTCGACGTGGCCGGAGATATAAATCGCCATGACTACCGCCTCTTATTGAAAAACTCGACTTCGGGGCTTAGCGGCGCTCGGTTTCCCTTGATTCGGCCGACCAGGTCGCCGTCGCTGGCAAACGCCCCCGAGGTGGCTGCCGCAATGTTTGGGTCGGTCGGGTCTAGGTTGGCTGCGTCCTCGACCCACTCATCGATCATATTCTTGGCGGTTTTCAACTTCATGTAGCCGTCTTTGCTCGAACCGTCAACATCGACGTTCGTTCCCCAGTCGCTAATCTGCAGCAGAGCGGCCGCGTACAGCCGCACCGCGTCTTCCCATACATCTGGAAAATTCGCCATGTCTAGCGTCGCCCAGTTGTAAACTCGGGAAACTTTCCGCTTCAGCCAGTTCTCTGCCGACTTCCTGCGTCGTTCGATTTCTGCCTGCTCGATGGCCGAGAACTCGTAGGCCAGGATAACCCTGGAGTTTGGCTTCGGTGCTTTGACTAGGACGACAGCACCAGTGGCAGCGTCCACCGATTCAACCGCCACCGCGTCGTCGTCGACGTAGGCGGTTACATCTGCCTTGGTGACTTCGTCATCGCCGTCGCGGTCAACAATCGGTGCTTGCGAAGCATAAAACACTCGGTTCGCGCCATCAACTTCACCGATGACGTGCTTGTCGGTGGTCTGCCGCAATAATCCAGCTTCTCGCCGGATATCGTGCAGGGAGGTGAAGTTCTTGGCGCTCATGAAAGTTCTACGCCTCCGGTGCTGCTTCGGCAGCTTCCTTTTGCGCCTTGAGAGCTGCGACGATAGCGTCAGCCATCACCTGCTTGGTGACAGCAGTTTCGTTTTCGTAGTCCAGCTCGATTCCAAGCTCTTTGGCCTGCGCCACGACAGCTTCGCGTGGTTGCTTTTTAATGCTCGACGGAGTTGGCACTTCAACATCAGCGGCTTCAGTAGCCTCAGCAGTCTCAGCCTCTTCGGCTTCTGCTTCGCCCTCGTTTGAAGCGGTTTCAACCTCGCCCTCGACGACTTCTGGCTCAGTAGTCGGCTCGGTAGCTTCCGTCGCTTCTGAAGCGGTTTCGTCAACGACAGTGACCTCGATGAACGCGTCATCGAGCAAAGCTTCCAATTGCTCGTTGTCAACGTCAAACTCTTGTGGTTTGCCTGGCTGAATAACCAAGCCGGCGCGCCGCCTGGATACGCCGTTGTTGACTATCTCGTTAGACAGCCGTAGTGATACTTTTGGCATTTCGATCCCTTTCTTATGAAGTTAGTTCATACTTAAATTGTAACACAAAAAATCGCCCCCAGTGGAGGCGATTTCTCTGCGTGTCGGCGGTTAGCCTTTACACTTGATAGCGCGGTGCCACAAGCCGTAGCCGAATGCGCCTCGCCAGTAAGTACCGAAGTAGTACTTTTTGTTCCACCAACCCTTTTCGCTGTTCTCACCGAGGAAGCTCAGTGGCTCGTACTCGCGTTCCTGGATAACGAATGGCTTGATTTCGCCGGCGACGTTGATCAAATACCAGTCTTTGTCGGCTGTCAGTTCGGTGGACACCTTGACGCGAGCTGCGTTGTAGTTCGGGTTCTTGACCGCAACACCGCCCTCGACGATATTTTCGCGCTCGACGATTGCCTTTGCGGCAGCCTCTAGCTGTACAGGGACAACCAGCACCAAGTCGAGCTTCTTGTTGACGGCTTTACCCTTGTCACCCTTGAAGCTCAGCATTGCTAGGCGAACCTTGGCAAAGTTCTCGGCTGTCAGCGGCGTGCTGGTAAAGTAGTTTGACTGAACAGCAGAGGTTTCTTCGTTGATCGGGTGATCGGTATCGAAGAAGTTCTGGCCGTCGTAGCATGGCATGTTCTCGCCGTTTGGCATCAGCTCGCCATAGATTTGCTCGTCTGGGAATTCTTTGACTAACTGGCCAATTGAGCGCGCAGTCGTCAAGTACTTACCGGTTTGGTCGTCCTTGATGTCTGAGTGCTTGACTTCAACTGAATCTTCGAACTCACGGTTCGGCAGCGCGTATTTGTAGGCCTTGAGTTTCTGCGGCACGCGCTCGCCTAACATTTCGCGCAAACCGTGCATCTGACCAAGCCAGCCGTAGTCTTCAGCAGCGCCCTTTGATCTGACAGTCATTGCCAGCTCTGTCGAGCTTGATTCGGTCGCTTCGTAAGCCTCGAAGAAGTTGGTCAGGATTGATTGTTCTAATACTGGTTCCATGTCTTTTTCAATCCTTTATTAAACCGTTTTTAGTGCGATGCGGATTTTGCTTGAGCTCAGCACCTCGACGATGCGGCCGCACTCTTTGCCGGCGTCAGCTGGCAAAGTCACCTTATCCACGGTTTGGTTATCTTTAACTTTGACATAAGCAGCGATGTCGCTCTGCTTTGCAGAGAACGCTGCGTTCACGGTGATCACACCGTATGTCCAGAATTGGACGTGGTCGGCGGTTTTGCCAAGCCCTACGCCTGCTGGACTTGCAGCAACGCCGACAACTTTATCAGCTGTAGATTCAGCTGCGTTGGTCGCCAAGCCCTGCGCGTTCACACCGACTAGCGCGCCCTCTGGAATGCTCACGCCCGGCGCAAGCTTCAGATGGCCGATGTTGTTCTCTTGACGAGCAACATCTTTAAATGAAGTGATTGCAGTCATTTCAAATCCTTTTATTCGTTACTTTTTACTCGAGCCATCGCTTCGGCATAGGCTGGTGACTTCGCTGCCAATTCATCGATCTGCTTTGTGCTGATGCCGTTGGCTTTTAATCCTTCGACTTCCTCTTGTGACAGATTCTTGCTTATCGCTGCGTCGTCTTTGTCAGCGGCTTCGCCGTTCGTCGAGCCCGTCTGATTAAATTGTACACGCTTACCACCAGCTTTTACAAGCTCCTCTAGCAATTCTGTTGTAGATAATTCAACTTTTTTGCCGTCGCGGCTAAACTCGACGCGGCCGCCGGCTTTACTCAGGTTCTGGTGCAGCTGCATAAACGCGTCTTTTTGAGCTGGGACAATCATGCCAGCAGACAGCATTGTCTGATAGGCGGTCTC